AATTTCTACGTTAGCACACGCATTGGTTGCCATTACTTGTACATTTGGGTAAGTTCTTCAATTGCTTGTCTACGACGATCTGCAGACCTACGAGCATCGTCTATACGTCCCTGTTTCATCATATCCTTACTGCGGATACTTTCCTGAATAGAACGCCACATAGGTTCATTCTCAGACTGTAGACGTTGTTCAGCCACTTTCTGAGCATTCTTAAGGATGTCATCTAAGACACCATAGACTTCAGAAGATGCAGCCTTAATCTCTTTAGAGTCGTAACCTTCTACCCGCATTGCACGAATACGATCTAGTTGATCGTTGTACTTTTTGTTCTTAGATAGACGGTCATACTCCTTCCAGATCTGCTGTTCACCGATGTATTTGTAGAGTACTTCACGTTCAGTAGAGGTGTACTCATGGTTACCAGTAGAGTCCTTACGGATCTGTTGAATACCATCCCAACCTGTATTGATTAGCCACTGCCTCCAAGGCTCTGTACCTTCGCTGATCTTTACAGGGTTAACTGCATTCAATGCACGAAGTACATGGTTATCAATGTCGTTGATAGGCTTACCAGTGAAGATATCAATTTGATCAGGTAATGTGGTATTCAGTCCAGGTAGTCGATTAGCTACATAACCCATTAGGTCGTTATACACGTCCTTCTGTGTGGAGCTAATAGCATTAGCGGCAACACCCATAGCACCAGACCAAGGAATAGCAGCTCGTGCCTCATTAGCAAGGAACCTAGTCAGACGTGCCTCATCACCATCAATGATGGCAAGGAGAGGATCAAGTCCTTGTACAAATGTCTTATTAACAAAGGTAGCAGCTAAGGTCCAGGCAATCTTTGTCTGATAGTCTTCAACAAGTGGAGAGCCGATATCAGTAGCGTAGTAAGCCAGATCAGCCATCGTTGTTAGGACAGTATCAAGTGGCTCATACCCTGCATAACTAACCCACTTACCACCAATGTTAATGGTCTTAGGGTTCCAGTTAAAGTTATTCTGTAGCTTCTGACGTTCTGACTTATTCGGAGGTCCATTACCACGAACCTTACCGCTCAAGGCATAACCAAAGAGACCAGTGGTCAGTAGTGAGCTAAAGGCAAGACGACCTGAATACTCAGCCTGCAGTCCCTTAAAGATGGACATAGCATTGGGAGTAGTATCGAAGTCAATACCGTGTTGCAGTAGAGCTTCTTTGATCTTATTCAGATCATTACCAGCACCCAGCACTGCACCATACTTAGGCATCAGACGAGCGATTGGTGTGTAGGACATAGCCAGTTTCACACCATTCATACCCGTCTTCGGGAACATGAAGAATGGCTTGAGGAAGGGAAGTTTAGCAGTAGCGATGTTGACGAAGTTAGCCGTAGCATCATCCAACTGAAGAGCAATCTCTCCAGAGGCATGTTGCAGAGCAGCATCTGTGATCTCACCTGCAGAGTCAAACATCTCACCATAGGCAAGCTTCTCTGCCTTAGCTAGCTGATCAGCGAGTTCCTGACCTTTGTAGCCAAGGCTCATCACTTCATCATAAGCACGGAACCTAGCCATTTGTGTTGCCACATTAGTACGAACTAACATGTCAGCACTTTGAAGAGCATTGGTACCATACTTAAGCATGTTCCAGTTACCAATTTGGTGTAGGAGCTTAACACCTTTGTATTGCCATAGACGAGCAATGTTCCCTTCTTTCTCCCAGGTAGGAACCATCTGATCTAGAACTTCAATGAGACTACGATCACCAGTTTCTAGGTCAGCCCTAGCAAGAGTATGTGGTCGCAGGTGGAGATCATCTCCCCACTTACCTTCAGTATTAAGTTTCCTAAAGTGATTCCAAGCATCACCAAGAGCACGGTTATTGGTAGCCCAGACAGAAGTGTATGAGTAGTGAACACGCTTCAAGTCATCAAGACCTTGGTTACCAAGCATCATTTGAATGCCTGTACCAAGGTAGCTATTGATTGGGCGTAGCAGCAAGTTAACACCGTTACCAACAATAGCCCTAGCAGCAGAAAGACCACCAAGGACGTTGCCATAACGAACAGCCCAAGCACCTTGTGCAAAGGCATTCAGACCACCTTCATCAGTCATTGGTTTAACAAGACCGAGAGGGTTCATCTGTCTAGCAGCCCAGTTCATTAACTTGGCAATCGTATCAACATCACCGTTACTTAAAGCAAAGGCATCAATAAGTGCTTGCATTGCTTCAGGGTGTTCCTTCTGTGCAGTTTGAAGCATCTGCTTATACGCTTCAGCTCGCTTACCAAGCTCTACACGCTTAAGGTCAAACTGACTCATCAGCTGCTTAACAGTGGCCTCTTTATCAGTACCTTTTTGGAACATCATCTTCCAACGGTCTTGTGCTTTCAGAGACCAACCTGCGATGTACTTATTAAGACCATACTCTTCCATAAGGAAAGCAAGACGATCACCGATCATCTCATTAACCCTAACAGCATCAGCTGTTTCAGGAAGTGCCTTAAAGCCATCAGCAATATCACTGATCTCCCTACCAAGGGTATCCATAACCCTAGCTGATTGTTCAGTTACATCTTTACCAATGTACTTCTGAACAAGATCTTTCATGGCATAGCCAACACCTTCAGCTTGAACATCATTCAGGTATTTAACCTTACGACCATCAAGGAGAGTCTTAACATCTTTACCATCAAGGAAGTAGTCTTGGATCTTCTTGACATCACCAAGTTGCATGATATCAGTATAGACTTTCCAAGCACCATCACTCATCTGTGCTTTAGTGTACCTGAAGCCATCAATAATGGCATCGAAGTTACCAGCAGCTCGATGAGCTTCTGCCATCTCAGCTACAATATCCCTAGTACGTGCGTTACCTTGAGAAATGTCGTAGTAGGCACGTTCAGAAAGAAGCGGTACAGGGGTACCAGTAGAACCACCAAGTTTAATAGCAGCTACATCACCAGCATTCCTAGCAACAGCTCCAGGTTCAATACTAAGAGCAGCAGAGGAGCCCTCAGGGAACATATGTGGAGTAATGAACGGATCAGTATCCACTCCCAATGGATCATCCATGAGACGTGACTTACCTACTTCATCAATCTGAAGTTCACGGGAGATCTGTTGACGTTCTACAAACGACTCAAACGGGTTCTCCGTGACCCTAGAAGACCCCTTAGAGAGGTATTCCGAGGTAAGCTCCACAGACTCATCTTGAAGCCCCTTAGCGGTCTTCCTGAGTTCATCTAGGTTGATGTTCTGTAGGAAGGCTTCTTCAGGTGTAGTAGGTACTACTTGAGATAGTGCAGTACCCTGTGCATCCACAGCAGCACGTTGAGTCTGTAGTTCAGAAACCCTTGCAGCAGTAGCTGAGTCCATGTTGACAACAGCTTCAGTTGCTTTGTAAGCCTTAGCTACTTCATCATTTGGTTGGAACCAATCCATGACGGCTCTACCACCAGCACTAGCAAAGCCAATGATGTCACCAATAACACTAAGTCCAGCAGACTCATATGTGTTCTTATAGCGACGTTCTTCAGGTGAGTCAGTAGGCTTAACTACAAGAGCATCAGGAACAGGCATCCATGGAGCTGCTTCCTTAACCATATTGGCAAGGGTCTTACCAGTGGACTGATCAGATACCATGTTAATGGCAACATCACCAGCTAGGTTGATACCAAGTACACCAGCAGCTTTAGCAATACTACCACCAGTAGCAATACTACCAGTAGCCCTACCAACAGCAAGACTAGGTAGAACAATAGAAGCTAGTTCACGTACCTTACTAAAGACAGGATTCTGAAACTTAGTCTTTTGATCCCAACCATCATCAATACGTTCAGCACCAGGGATACGACCAATGGCATCCATACCAAAGTCAATAAGACCCATACCAAGGGTGCCAATACCTTCCATGGTATTCTGAGCATAGGTATTGAGATCCTCAGCTAAGTTAGCATTAGGATCACCACTACCATACATGAAACCAGAACCAGGGTTCAGTGGTTTATTAGGGTCAGGTTTAGGTTGGCTTGGTTTATTACCAGTCAGTTGAGCAATACCCTGTTGAGCAGGACTCTTGACTGGTTGTACATTACCTGCTTTTTTATTCTCCTCAGCAGTAGGAGTTTTGAAAATAGTTTCAGGAGTAGGAGCAGTCGTCTTTACAGCAGCATCTTCAGCTTGATACTGCTCTTCTAACTGCTTCAGCTCCTCTTCATCAAAGAATGGGGTTTGTGTCATGCGGCTCTACCGTGAAGGAAACTGAAGCGACGGCCATCTGGCAGTTGAATAACGAGCTTGTCACCATGTTCTGTTCTAGCACGACTGACAACTCTTGCACCATTTTGTAGGTAGACCTTAGAACCAGAGTAGAGACCGTAGTCAATACCATGGGAACCACGAGCCTGATGCTGTGCAAACGTGTTGGTGACAGGAACCCTGCTGAGAGGTACTCGACCAAGTTCAGAGTCATCAACCACAACGAAGTTATCAAGTGCATTAGTTGCAAAGTTCTGAGCAAACTCATTACCAGGGGTGTTAGGATTATCTTGCTGCTTAACATCTAGGTGAGCACCAGTTGAAGTAGGACCAATGTTTCCAGAGATGTAAGCAAGGGTGGGACGCATATAAGCGGAGTTACGGGAAGGTGTAGCAGCAGGTGTAAATGGTTGATCAACATTAACACCCATCGTCTTCATCACACGGATGATCTTGTCAGGGTAGGCAGCTTCTCCTCCTGCATAACCACCAGCAGCGATAGCCATAACAGCTTCTCTAGGAGTCTTAGCAGCAGCAAGACCACCTGCATACCGAGGATCAGTCATCAGGTACAGGAAGTCCTTAGCTGATTCCAGTGGTGATTCGTAATCTCTCCAACGTGAACCATTCATCATGGTTCCTTTACCGTTAGTAGATTTGATGTTGAAGACGTTATTCTTACCACTGTGGTATTTACCCCAACCACTCTCTAGTGCCCACATAGCAGCAGCTACTTGAGGGAACTTAAAGCCAGCAGCTGTAGTAAGACCGACTACATCAGTGTATCCAGCGTTACCTGTACGTACAGTAGCAGGAGCATTACCACTACCAATGATGACAGTGTTAAGGTTATCTTGTGTTAGTGGTTGATCCAGAATAGCCCGAAGACGTGGATCATTGATTTGACTAAGTTGGTTACGGAAGCCAGGTTGTACTTGACTCTGAAGGCCAGCTGCTTTAAGTTGACGATTAAGAATGTCAACAGCACTCATCTGTCCCCCAGTAGCCCTAGCTAAGTCTTGAAATAGACCAGGAATAGCAATAGGTTTACCTGCCTTAAGCCGGTTATCAATATCCTTCAGGAGACCAGGGCTAACAAATACCTTGGTATCAATCAGACTAGGATTAGTACGAAGCTGTCTGGTTACCGTAGAACGATCAATGGTTGACTCAATTGTGGGAGCACCTGGATGGTTACCAGGAGTGAACTTACCAAAGAATGCTTGACCACCTTTATTATTTTCAGATGGTCTTACAGCAAAGGCACCTTGACCTTGACCACCAGCAGCAATCTCTTTCAATACCTCAAGACGTGCTTTCTCTGCAGCATCAGCAGGTGCCATCGTCTGTGAGTACGACTTAAACTTCTGATTGAACCTACGGAGAGCTTCATTAGTAGCAGGTGTTAGAGAGGCATGTGGACGCTTGTCAGTGCTTTCACCAACAAGTAGTGTCTGTAGGGAATCCTTCAACTCCTTCTCCAGATCCTCTTGTTTAATGCCAGCAGAGGCTCTGTTCTTCTCTTGTTCCTGTGCAATCTGACGCCACTTAGAGCGAACCTCCAATGGGATGCCAGGTTGATCTACTTCTTCAAGAGTAAGAAGTCCTTGGTTATAGGAGTCCTCAAACTCCTTCTCCCAGAAGTCTTCATTCTTTTGCTGTGTACTATAAGCAAGATGAGCTTGAAGACGTTCAGTAGAGATACCTTTTGTCTTAGCTTCTTTGATGATTTGAGTTAGTGTCTCTTCATCACCATTCCACTCGCTTTGTACCCAGTTAAGTAGTTCCTTCTCTGCTGTTTTATTAGCACGTTGCTCAGCAGCTTCAGTCCGACTAAACTCTCGTTGAGTATCATCAGCCCGCTTATCCATCAGGTCTTCTAGATCCCGACCAAAACGATCAGCCCATGAAGTACCCTGATCTGTAATAGCTTCACCAAGGATACGCTTTACATCCTCATCGGAGTATTTACCAGTATCAGCAAGCTCTTCAAAGAGCATAGCCTTAGCCCTGGCATTACCGACTGGTGTACGACCATCAGGGCCATACGACCTAGCAAGAGATTGGAATGCTTCGTTAAGTGAGTCACCAGACTTAGTACGGAAGAGGTTCTCAAGAGCCTCATCCTGCATCATCTGTGACTTAGAGACAATATCAGCCTTCCTGGCATCACCCACAAGAGTGTTGTAGTCACCACGCATTTGCATGAGACCTTTAGCCATGAAGTCAGCTTTCAAACCAAAGAGACCACGTTCCTTAAGGAAGCCTCCAAAGATCTCCTGCATCGCTTGTGTACGATCTGCAGCAGTAGAGGCTCCCATCTCATCAAGCTTCTGCCTGGCATAGTCTGGGAACTCAGTCATTGAGATCTCCATCCATGCCTTAAGGCGTCCGTAGTCCCTTGCCTTATTACCACTCAATAGGTTGGTAACAACATAAGGATCAGCACCTCTAGCTTGGAAACCAGCAGCTACCTGATCCTGTGCAGCACCACTAGCTTTGAGTAGTGTCTCAGCATTCTCTACGTTTTGTTGACGCTCAGGAGATAGACCACCAGCAGCTACTTCCATGTAGCCGTCTAGCATATCCTGTTCGTCTTTCTGTTTCTTCCATTCAGTAAGCGTATCAGCTACTGTTTTACTGAATTGAGCTAGACCTTCAAAGGTTTGCTTTGCATTCTCTCCACGTTGAAGAGCACTTTTGATTTCAATCTCAGCATTACGTGCTACTGCCTTTTGACGATTATCACGTAGCTGTTGTTTCCACTCATGATTCTGCTGACGGTCTTGACGCTCTCTTGCGAACTTACGCTCAAGACCAGCTTGGTACTCGTTCCGAACTTCTTTAATGGCTTGACGATTTTGTTCCATGCCTCGTAAGACACGGTTATCATGTTCCGCCATCCTATCTAAAGCTTGATAGGGAGCTTTAATCGGATCGAAACCAATACTCCGGGCGTACCCTTTGTAGTTTACTTGTTCCATTTAGTTACTTAACGACCATTTACACCAAAGTTAAAGCTGTAGTCATTGTTGGCTTATTTACTACCGCCACCTCCACCACCTGATGAGCCAAACATTCCTGCAATACTTCCAATAGCCGAGCTAGCTTCTCCCATCCATGCACCGCTAGACGATGCCATAGCACCTTTGATTGGTTTAGGACCGAAGTCAAACTTCTTAGGCTTACGTGGCTTGAGGAACTCAGTACGGGGTGTAGTAATAGGCTTGGGAGGTTGAGGCAGACGCTCAGGCTTAAGCATCCGAGCAGCTTGTGCTGCAATATCTGCACCGTATTTGTCAGTAGCAATCTTCTTCATTGCTGCAGCAGTATCAGCCTTTGCACTAAGGAGTGACTCAGCAAGAATGGCTTGGTTACGACCAAGTGATGCAAAGACTGATTGAACGTTCTTATCTGCACTACGACCCTGCTGACCTTTGACAGCTGCACCACCTTCAGACTCCATTGCTTTAATAACAATGTCTTGATTCTGGAAGGCAATCTCATTCGTAGCGTCTTCAAGTTTCCTGTACTCAGCTTCCTTAGCAGCATCAGCTGCCATCTTATTGAAGTTGAGTTGCATTCCATAGATCTGTTCAGACTTGGCATACTGCCTCATCTGTGAACGATACTCATGGTCTTGGATCTTCAGCTGGTACTGCCAGTCTTGAAGATTTGTTTGATCCCTATAGGCAGCAGCAGTTTCATCATTTCTGATGTCCATCTGCCATTGCTTACGCTGATGACGGTAGTCAGCACGGATGCGCTGTTTACCGTATCTCCAGGATTGCAGATCATACTTGTACTGCCGTTCAATAGCAGCATTCTGAGCATCAGCAGATGCCTGCCCAGAGATGCCACCTAGAATGGCACTCCCAATGCCAAGGATTGCACCTAATGCCATAGTTAGCTTCTCCTATAGAACCCAGCGGAGTACTGTCCTTCCCATTGCATCGCTACAAGGCTTACCGGGAACGGATTATCTGAGATAACTTTCATTGTGTAATTATCAGGTCGTTGATAGATTGGTACCTTGTAGATGTAATGATCACGGAATGGAGAAGTATCAGCAACATAGACATCGGCAACACGGATGCCTGAAATATCTGTCCAGTCCTTTCTAGTACTGTCTTTAATGTTGAAGTAGACAGCACCACCAAGTCCTGTGTAGAACTGCATACGTGCTGTGGTGGTGTAACCTGTGAAGTCATAACCAAGATCACCATTGGAGTACATGTAACGGGGGAGCACTAGCTCCATACCAAATGTATATCCAATGTAGATATGGTTGTTAGTTACATCACCAGGGATTTCAAAGTAGTTACCACCAGTATCTGACTTAACAGTAATGGTATTGCTGAGACCACAGTACTTAGGCTGTGTAGGATCTTTACTGAGACCAACCACATAGTCCATCTTCTTAGTGGTGTCATAGATGGCTGGGATATAGACCTTAGTCAGACGGTTGACAAGTTGTACGCCAGTGGATACTTCTTGCCAGCTATCAATGTACGGATCTACAACGTTCCCTAAGCTGTTCACAAGGCCCCCAGAGGTGTGGGAAAGGACCAATGGGTATGCAACCATTGTGTAGCCTTTAACGTTGCTTACAAGGGCATACAGCACATCATTCTGGATGGATGTATGGATGATGTTCCCAAACAAAGTCCACCGTACCCATGCAGCAAGCTTACGCTCCTCTCCCTCTTCGTAGTATCGGAAGAGATAGGCAGTATTACTATCCTTGTTTGTACCAACCCATAGACCATTCTGTGCATTACCAAGGGACTGTGTGATGGTGTTAGGCATCCACTCTGGTACCTGCTTGGTAGCCTCAGTCACAGTAGGAGACTCTCGTTGACCACGAGTAAAGATCTCAAATGCCCTAGACCAGTTCTGGTTCTTGGAGATAAACATCACTGTGCTACCCAAGTCAGCAGGTGTTAGGAACGGATCACATTCGTAGTTAGACAGTGTACGGATCGTTGTAGTAGCTGGTGTCCATGCACCATTCTCAGCTTCCATCAGGAACTGTTGGCTACGGCTAAACAGCAGCAGACCCTGAGGGATAGGCATCACTGCATGTAGAACTGCAGGACGGATACTGGAGCAGCTAATATCAATCGGGTCAGAGATGACCTGCGATGTAGCTGTCTTGTGGTAGAAGTTATAGTAGTCCCCAGCTTGTGACATCGACACGTTGTCTTCAGTCAGGAAGCCAAGGCGGTTATTGAATAGGAATAGATCCTGGATTGTATTATCAACAAAGCTAGGGTGAGTGTTTGACTCCTCATCACCAACTAAACGATCTTCCCAGACAAGGGGTAAGGTGTTAACGGTCTCACTACTATCAAGTATGATTACCTTGAAGGTGTCATCTGGATTGCGGATGAGAGCCATCGGCATGGTCTCATATTTAAGGCCAGGGCTTACATCAGGTGCTCTGGTTTCTTCCCAGGTACCTACACCAGAGGTGCCATTGTCAGCTACAAACTTCAGGTAGAAGTCATCCTTATCAGCAGCTGTGTTAGCAACCTTTACTACCTGACCGTGCTTAGCTTGTTCAGGTAGACGGTTAAAGGTATCAACGCTATCTTGGAAGACACGTAAGGCCTTACCATCTGTACCAGCTTCTGCCGACACAGAAGTAGCAGAATCAAACGTCAGATAGATTGTGTTATCAATAATCTCCTTTGTCTTAAAGCCACCAGTGATAGCACCACTGATACCTTGAACTACCTCAGACAACTTAAGGGGCGGTACCTCTGGCGGAGGATCACCTGTCACATAGTCAGTACGTGTCTTGAAGGTGTACGGTGTACCACCAATGGTTACCTTGTACTCCGTAGCAAAGTAGACACCAATGACAGTGATCGTTGCTTGTAGATTCTTTGTAAATGCTGGCTTAGGTCTAGCCTCTACAACCTTCTTTGTATTGAGGAGGTAGGTGAAGTCGTTGATCGTAAGGGTCTTCAGGTTGGTATAGACCCACGGCTTACCCGTCTCTGTTGTTGCCAGGTAAGCCTTGATAGCAGCCTCCTTACCTGCGCTGTAGGTGACTGTCTTCTGGGCACCAGTGAGCTGATCCCAGACACGTACATTACCTGCGCTATCAATGTCTGCAATGTACCGTTGCGTCTCACTTCTGTAGACAGAGAACCAGAAGTTATTATCAGATGTAAGTGGGGTGGCATTAGCCAGGGTACCAAGATACTTACCACCAGGACGTTTGATCATCCCAAGAGTCGTATCTGGATAACAGTTCAAGGCATCTTTCACTTGACCTGCAAATAGTTTCTCATCAGCTTGCTGAGAGATACCACCAAGAAAGTTAGATACTCGTTGGGATACTGCTGTCATCGTGCTAGTGTATGGTACGGTTGGTAGCTGTTGTAATAGTCATTACCTTTCTTGAAACCAAACATGGTGTAATCACCTTGATTGCATTCATACTCAAGACAGCTCACACGACGCATAGCCTCATAGCTAGCAAGAGTCTGAGCAAGGTTGGTATCACCAACAAGTTTGGTAGCTGCCCGTGTAGCAGCCTTGGCTGTGATGTAAGCCTTGAATGGTTGCGGGAGATCATCAAATGGGAAAAGCCATAAGATGTCACAGCGGTAGGTCTTAGTGCTGTCCCACGTAAATGTGTGATTTAGTTTGTCGTACAGCTTGCCCTCACGAATCACTGTGTCGTAGGGTGTATTATTGAAAGTCTGACTCAAGTCCATCTGTAGGACATTGGGGGGTACCTTGATTTCACCGTTAGAGTCAACGGCTATTGGGTACTCAAACTCTCGATTAAAGACCCACCCCTCAGCTTGTACCTCTCTGCTAATTTCCATTAGGGTGGTGAAAGCAAGTGCAACTTCAGGATTGGTTTGGTCAAGGACTGTCACAGGTGCCTGCCCTACTGACCCGAGGATCTCGTTGACAGCATCTAGTTGTGACGGTGTATAGGTAGTAGGTACGGGCATAATGAGAATCGTTATCAACGATAAGTAAATAAAAAAAGGGACCCCCGAAGGAGTCCCCAGTTAGCCATTACGGAATGGCAGGAATGTTGCATTCTTGATTAGCGTATGCAGTCCGCATACCCTTAGTTTCAGACTTCACAGTGGAAGCAGCAACTGCAGTGCCACCAAAGGCACGACGGGTACGGGCTACGCTAATACGAACAGTAGGGTCGGCGCAGCTACCATTAGTAGCAGCAGCGGTCCCCACTTCAGTAGCTTTATTTGCAGCCATGATTAGTAAGTAGAGGAACGAGGGTCGTATGTTTCAGACTTGATAGAGTAGCTACCCAACCCCGAATCGTTATTACGACGGGGGAAGGTAACCTCAACTACCTTGTGGCCAGCCACTGTAGGCAGAACAGTAGTGGAAGCAGGGGCTCCACCACCAGTACCACCACCACCAGACATAGTCATTTAGGTTACCTCCTTTTATCAGGCAGCCTGCAGTTCGATAGCTGCAGCAGGGTTCAGGGTGCCAACACCCATGGCAAGACGACCGACAATCAGGTCACCTTGATACATCACGGACACATCACCAGAGGTGGTCTGCACGGAGGGAGCAATAGCTTCCACAACACCAGCAGCATCTTTGAAGTAGATGAGACCACAGTGGTTAGAGAAGTCACCACCGTAATCATTGTTCTCACCATCCACACGAGCCACGTTACCAGCCTTGAACGGCAGGTTGTTGGAACGACGGATGCTGATACCAGCGATTTCATAGAGACCTTCACCGCTGTTCAGGTTACCTTGGCTGGAGCCAAAGTCACGGTTGAGAATATTTGTATCAACCTGCGACACAAGTGCATAATACTGTCGGGGAGACAGCACAGCAGTGCGACCTTGCTTGGGCAGGTTCTTCTCATCCAGGATGGCAGCAGCTTCAAAGAAGGCATCCACCAGATGCTGGGCGCTGTACTCATTACCAGCACCGAGCTTGATGATAGAACCACCGGGCTCAGGACCAGGACCAGCAGTGATCGGATGGGCCTCACGAGCAGCCTTAGCGATGGTGCGGAAGATCTTCTTATCGTAGGCTTCAGCAAGAGCGTAGCCGATCTTCTTAGCAATTTCAGAACGCAGGCTGTAGTGTGCTAGCGTCTCATCCAAATCGTAAACGAAAGCGGAAGACACCAGCAGGTCATCGCAGATGATGGTCTTCTCAGCCACCGGGGGATCACCACTACCCAGGATAGGAGTACCCGGTTGGTGATACGATGCCGTCATACGGCCTGTGAAGATGAATTGGAGGGCCTTTCCATTCTTCAGGGTACGGTTCTGCACAGTACCTTTTGCAATCGTTGCGTTCTCATACGCCTTAAACATCTCGCCACTAAAGAGCTTGAGATAGGTAGCGTACTTAGCATCGTAGTTAGCTCCACCTTGGGTAAGACCAAGGCCAGGAGTTTTGTTAATATTACCTACAGCAGTAAAGCCGAGGTTGGCACCACCAGAAGGAGTGCCGGGAAGAGTAAGAGCCATTGTAAGTGAAAGAGAATTTCTACGGGCTCCAGATCTGGAAAAATTTTTGCGCTATATTTAAACGGGTGTCGTCTCTCCGACTGTCAATGGCTAAGGGTATCGAGCGTACTCGGCCTTAACCAATAGGAGCCAGGTCCGACACTGAGGTGCCTGACTCCCGTTAGTTATGCAGCTACCTTCTCTACACCTTTGGGGCTGAGAAGTTGAGCGTTTGCCCACATGAACTGAATTCGGTCAGCAAGTGAGAGACCATCAGGAGTTGCTGTGAGGAAGAATGGATCACCATATTTCTTCACCATATATTCAATGGTGACACTGGAAGCCTTAGGATCGTAAGCCATGATTAACCAATGGTAGGAGCAGTCAGTGCCACAGGAGTTGTGTCAGCTGCTGCAAGATCAAGAGGGAAGTTGTGAGCATTACGTTCATGCATCACTTCAAAACCAAGACCAGCTCGGTTAAGGATGTCTGCCCAGGTGTTAATCACCTGCCCATCAGCAGACAACAGGGACTGGTTAAAGTTGAAGCCATTGAGGTTGAATGCCAT